ACCGTAAGTGTTGCCCCCGCTATTCAACCGAAAAGAGAGATGAACACACAAAATGACGCAACCATCATACGAACAGTACAGGGTGGTCGCTAACAGACTCACCCAGCTCAGCTACCGTACTAGTAGCGAGAATTTCCAATTCCCCTCGATTGACGCCGCTATCGAATGGTGTTTCACGTATCTGGAAATCCCCGAGGACAACAAGTGGCGATTCACACGCCCCGACATTACTAAACCGATCGCCCCATGCAATCTTGACATTGTACTGAATCGTCTGCCAGACGCGCCGTACTCGCACCAGTACTGCAAAGTGAATGGCACGCTTATGCCTTATCGCTCCTACAACGACATTCGTCTTAAGATCTGGAAATGGCGGGGACAGAACGGTGTAGATAGTTTCGAGTTCGACGGCATGACGTCGGCTATCGAATGGTGCTACAACGAATTCAACCCATCGGTTGTGTTCGATTGGGAATTCACCACTGAGAACGGCGTGTTTCGCCCTGGCGAGATTTCAATAGTGCGCGGCGAGATCAGGGAGGAAGCTCGCGATCGTCTTATTCTTCACCCCGCCAAAACCTATAAGACGATGACTGGCGTGCAGCCAGAAATGGTGGGGCGACGCTTCCACCAATGGGAAGTAGTATCCCCCGAATGGAAGATCATGAGAGATGGTCATAAGCATTTCCACATGCGTTGCGTGAATTGCGGGGAAAACAAATGGCTCCGCGTTTCGCATTTCAGCGGCGGTAGGACTGTGGTCTGCCCGTGCACCAGCCCGTCAATCCGCATGTACAGAGAAGTACCCGAGTGGCTCATCCCGAAACTTATGCGACGCATTTACGACATGAAAAGGTATGTGCCGAAAGAGGACTTTCGTTTTGATTCTACGCAGGATTGCGCAATATGGTGCTATAAGCATTTGCCTTTCCCGAGCGACCCGGGCACGCCGTGGGCTCTGAAGAAAGGCCGCGGGGAGCCCGTGACGCCAGACACATTGTGGCTCGAAGTAGACGGCGTACGCACAGACACTACGAAAAGTATCGCTAACGTGAACAAGTCGCGGCGGAACTTGCGGAAATAGAAGAGAGGAGAATGGAATGGTAGAGCGTGTGATGGCCGTTGATCCCGGTAAATCAACAGGAATCGTCGTCGTAGACTTCCACGACGACCGCGAATTCTCAATCATTCATGTCCAGCAGCTCAAGCGTGACCATTGGATGAGTAACGTCTACGATATTCTCGCCACATACAACAAGTACGCTCCTGATGTTTTCGTGTGTGAACAGTTCGATCTCAGGCCGGGCAACAATTTTCTCGCAGATCTCACCCCAGTAAAAATCAACTCTGTGCTGGAATGGGAGCTCGGGGACATTGTGTGGCAGACTCCCGCAATGGCAAAAACTACCATGCCCGACCACGTTTTGAAGTCTCTCGATTTTTGGCCCACAGGGGGCAGCGTGGGTCAGCCCGATGCGGACGATGCGCGCGATGCGGGGCGTCACCTTTTCCTGTGGGCAGTCACCAAACGCCACGACGAGGACGTGATCGCCCGCATCGTTGGAAGTGACACGGAACGGAGATGAATGTTTCACGTGAAACATGCCCCCGTGTTTCACGTGAAACATTACTGCCCCTTACCGATGATCCGGTAGGGGGCAGTAATGTTTTATGAAAGGCGGAGGTCAGGCGGCCTTGTCCTCAG